GGTGTCGCCGTTTTCATCGGGTAGGGTCTGCGGGCTGATCCAGACATCGACCATGTTCCGATAGCCCTCTTCGCGACGAACGCTCAAGACGGTCAGGCCAAGGGCCGCTGCGATGGGGTGAAGGTGGCCCTGAACCTTGTCGAACGGGACGAGGACCGCGCGATAGTCTGGACCTTCGCCATCACTCCAGCGATGACCGGGGAGGGCCTGACAGATCACCTTGGCGTTGAGCGAGAGCTTGGCCTCGACCCCGATCTGAACCCCGGCATCATCGACGAGTAGAAGATCCCAGCCGCCCGTTTCGGGATAGACCGTCCAGATCGGTTTCCGCCGCTGCCCTGGAGCGCACCCGGCGTTGAGGCGGGCGAACCGTTCGTTCTGGTCCCGGAGGTCAGCAACGAATGCCGCGACCAGATCAGCCTCGGTTTCAAACGGGATTGATCTCGATTTCATCACGCCGCTCCTTTCTCAAACAGGTCTGGGTCGTTGGCGTTGGCGGCGCCAAGCCTGACGGTGAACTTCCACTTCTCGCAGATCGGGGCGAGGTCACGCCGGAGCTTGCCCTCGGCAAATGGGTTGGCGGCTAGGAGCGTTCGGCTTCCAGCGTCCCAACGGCTCGGGTCGATGTAGCTCTTGGCGAAGGCTTCGCCGTGGTGGTCCGCAGCCCAGGAGCGGATGTCCGGCGGGCCGTCGAAGGCCGGGGCCGGGGCGGTTTCGTCGCCGCCACCGACGCCATCGGAAAGCCAGTGCTCCCAACGGCCGTCCGCAAGCCACTTGTGGAACCCAGGCGGGCCACACTCGCCCTTGTGGGTCGTGTCCTCGGCTAGGTAGCGACGCAGGGCGGCGAGAAGCCGATCCTCGCCACCGGCTGATCGGGCGGCGGCCATCCAAAGCGGTTTCGTCTTGGTCTGAGACTTGGACCGGGTTCGGCCTATCGGGGGGTAGGCTTTCCAGGCTTGCGAGAACGCATCGTTCGGCTCGGGCCGGACAAAAGAAGCTTTAGCTTCTTTCTTGTCTTCTCTTGTCTTCTCTAGGGCCTCAACCGATTGTTTTTCATCGATTATGGTGTCGAGAAGTGGCACGTTCTGTCCGACACCCGCCGACTTATCCTCGACTTCTCCCGACTTCTCCCCGACCTGAGCCCGTCCAGACCGCGTTCCGGCGCCGCCCTTCACGGCCTTTCTCTCGGCCTCAAAGGCTTCGTCAGACAGGTAGGTTCGGCCTCCTTCGTCGAAGGTGATCAGTCGCCCACGCTTAATCAGTCGATTGATGATCGGGTTCAGCTTTTGCACCGCGCATCCGCACCAGTTCGCTATATAGCGGCGGTCATCCTCAAGCGGTCGCCAGGTCTGGTAGAGCATGTCGATGACGGTGTTGTAGACGCCGCGCTCTTCCAGGGTCAGGCCGATCATGCCGGACAGAGCCTTGTTCGGGTCGCGGCGATAGAAGTTCTCACGCTTGGCCATCAGTCTTCACCGTAGGGCATACGGGCGGTGTCATAGTCGGACGCCCGCGCGAGGTTTCCAAACCGGGTCGTGTCGGCGTCGAAGGCGAGCTTCACCGTCCCAATGGGGCCATGCCGCTGCTTTCCGATGATGACCTCGGCCTCATGCTCTTTGACCGCCATTTCGGATTGCCAGAGCAGGTGTTCGTTCGTGCCTTCCTTAGGCTCGGCGCGGCTGAGATAGTAGCTCTCGCGATAGACGAACATCACGCAGTCGGCGTCTTGCTCGATGGAGCCCGACTCCCGCAGGTCCGAAAGCTGGGGCCGCTTGTCTTCCCGGTTCTCGACTTGGCGCGAGAGTTGCGACAGGGCGATGATCGGAACGTTCAGTTCCTTCGCCAGGGCCTTGAGCGCCCCGGTGATGGCTGAGACCTCTTGGACCCGCCCATTGCCCTTGCCGCCGTCTGTCGTGATCAGTTGGAGGTAGTCAACGATGATCAAGTCTAGGCCGTGCTGGCGCTTGTGGCGCCGGGCGCGGGCGGCGAGCTTGGCGATGTGAAGCCCGCCCGTGGCGTCGATGTGAAGCGGGATCGAGGCGATGAGATCGCGGCATTCCCGGATGCGTCGGAACTCGGCTTCGTTGATCGCGCCTTTCCGCATCCGATCAGACGACACCCCGGACGCATCGGCTAGGATGCGCTGGGCGAGCTGTTCCTTGGACATTTCCAGGGATGGGAACAGGACACGGCCGCCCGCGATGGTCTTGCGTCCATCCGGCGCTTCGGGATCAGGCTCCCAACGGTAGTTCTTGGCGACGTTGAAGGCGATGTTTGTGGCGAGCGCAGTCTTTCCCATCGACGGGCGCCCGGCCAGGATCAGCAGATCGGACGGGTGCAGCCCGCCTAGCTTCTGGTCGAGGTCGGCTAGGCCGGTTGCGATACCGGTCAGCTTGCCGTCGTTCATGTAAGCCGCCTCAATCGCCTCCATGGCCCCGTCTAGGGCGACGGTGAAGGTCTGGACGCCTTCGGAACGCCCCCCCGTCTCGGCAAGTCCGAAAAGCGCTCCCTCTGCCTCTGTGAGCAAGTCCTTGGCGGTCTTGTCCGGGTTGGCGGCCTCTCCGATGATCTCCCCGCCGATCCGCATCAGATCGCGGCGCATCGCCAGATCCATGATGGTTCGGCCGTAGTCGCGGACGCCAAAGGCCGGGGGCGCTCGGTCCACCAGATCGGCAAGGTATCGCAGCCCGCCGAACTCTTCGAAGGCAGGGTCGGCCTTGAACCGATCCATCAGGATCGTGGGTTCAGCTAGTGCGCCGGCCGCGATGCTGGACTCGATGGCGTCGAAGAGGCGCTGATGGAACGGCTCATAGAAGTGCGAGCCCTTCAGGCCGTCAGGAAGGCGCTCGAATGCGGCGTTATCGAACATGACGCAGCCCAGCAGGGCTTGTTCCGCTTCGATATTCGACGGCATGGTGCGGGCGGCCTGGGCTTCGTCGCGGGGGTCGGTCATGCTGCCTCCGCAAACTTCTGGGTTTCATTCCCCCAGACCGTCCAGCCGTCCCGAGGCGCGCGGGCGAAAAGCTCTAGGCGCGGGCCTTCGCAGTACCGTTCGATGCGGCTGTGGGCTTCGGCCGGCTTGCGGCTGTGTTCCTGGCGCGGGGCCGTGATGATCTGGTGGATGGCCTTGGACAGGCGCTTAGGCGCGCCCCGGCGGCCCAGGAGAACAAGCTCAGCGTTCTGGCGCGTCGTGTAGCCCATGCCGGTGAAGAGGTCGCGGCGGTCCATGAATAGAACCCCGTCGTCATCACCATCAGGCTGTTTCCGGCGCTTGACCCAGACGAAGGCAAGACTGGAATAGCGGAAGCCCCAGGCGTCCATGACCTGGAACGCCTGCTGAAGGTGCGGCCCCGTCGTCCAGAGGAACAGGTGACAGTCGCGCGCGGCGATGTCGGCGACGGGCATGGCCTTGATGTCGGCGAGCGGCATGGTGCGGTAGTGGTGCGACGGCGAGCGGGTGGTCTGTCCCTTCGGCGAGCGCGAGGCATGGTGCCACGGCGGATCGGCGAGGATGCAAGAGAAGGGGCCGGGCGGAAGGGGTTCGATCATTCCGCCGCCCGATCATTGTCCGCCTGGGTCAGCTTTGCGAACGCCTGTTCAGCCGCAGCCCTTCGTATAGGCCCGGTGTAGATTGAGACCTTGGCAAAGCGTCCAAAGGTGGAAGCGGCCCCTTCAGGGTCCAGATTGGCGCACAGGGCGTCTTTGACGGCCATCAGGACGCCTTCACAGTGCAGGACCACATCATCGGTCCCGGCCTGTGCGATGGCCCTCTGTGCGGCTAGTTTCGCGTCTGCCGTGATCTTGGCCTCCCTGGCCTTTTGGGCTTCGGTCTTTTTGGTCTTGTCGATCTTGGCGATGACGGTTTCGGAGAAGTCTCTGCGGAGGGGTTTCATGCCGCATACCTCCGCGCCGCGCGCTCAAGGTCAGAGTTGGGTTTCGGCAGGGACACATCCCGAGCAAAGGCCCGCTTGGCATGGGTGAGGCAGTAGGCGCACTTCTCGACGCCTTCGAAAACAGGCTGACCGCAGACCAGTTGATTGCGCGGCCGATCCGGGGTTCCGACCGGCCATCTGCATTGACCGAATAAAGCGTTCATCAGAGGCACGGCGTCGTCATTGGCGGCGGCGTCCATTCCTTTGATGGTCTTCTTGCCTTCAGCGGCGAGTTCGGCGCGCTTCTGGTCCAGTTCTTCCGGCTTCATCGGCGGGAAGGTGACGCCGGTAACGAGGCCCTTCACGGCCTTGGGCGTGGTGGGGTTGGCGGCGCGGGGGCGGACCGTCTTAGGCTTCTTGACGGAAGGGTTTTTGAATGAGGCCGCCCCACTTGGGCGGGTCATCTTGTTCCTGACGACCAAACCCATGACCTTGTTTCGGGTCCAGCCTCCGCCGAAGGTCCGGGCGATCTCGGTCCCCGACTTTCCGTCCGTCCAAAGCCTACGGATGCGCTGAATGGTCTCTTCGCTATGGACCATGGAATCAGTTTCCCGATCCGGAAGCCCGACAAGATGGCGATACTTCAGCACCGTCGTCCTGCTGACCATCAGGCGTTCGGCCATGGCGGTGACGCTCACGCCTTGCGCCCACATGCGTTCGAAAGCCTCGCGATCGAAGTTGGCGATTATGCCCATTATGCGGCCCTATGAGATTGGAAGTTGATGGTCATTGGGCGCGGCCTCTGAGTTCGACGCCCCAGGCGCGAAGGGTGGTCTCGACCTCATCAAGAGACCGGCACAGAGCCCACGCGGCGCCGGCCGCTATGGCTTCCTCGGCAAAGATCCGTTGAGACGGCTCAAGTCCGTTCCGGCCCGACTTGAGTTCGATGAAACCGATGCGCCCGCCGGAAAGGATGAAGGTCAGATCGGGGACGCCGGGTTTGACCCCCATGTCCTTGAACTTCCGGGCCTCGCCAATGCGACGGGTTCCGCCGTTCGGCGTGTGCCAAAACATGAGAGAGGGTGCCGCGACTTTGAGGAAGCGGACGACTTGGATGGTGAGAATGTCCTCGGGTCCAGCGGCCATCAGTGCGTCGCCTTCGCCTTGAGTTCCGCGCGAAGGGCCTCGATCAAAAGCGCCCGGTTGTCCTTGGCGATCTCGCCACGCTTGCGGTCGTCGGCGGGGTTGGCCTTGTGGAAGCGCTGGACGCCCTGAAGCCATTGCGATGACGGATCGGGCCGCCGCTCACGGATCGGCCGCGTGACGGCTTGGAAGGCGCGGTGTGCGAGGTCAAGGATGTAGCCGAGACGGATCATTGGGATTCCCCGATGATCGCGACCGCACATAGGATCAGCACCACGCCGCCAAGAGCGACAAGGAAACGATCTTCCATCCGACCGGAGCGACGAGCATCGACAACAGCGCTGATGATGTAGAGCGTTGCGGCGCCCGCGAGATATGCAGCCAGCATCACGCACCCCGCTTCAGGCTGGTGACGTTGGTCGAGACCAGTCGCTGTTTGATGTGGGCGCCCGCGTCCGCCAGACGGTCGGCGAGGGGCAGAAGCTCCCGGCGCTCGTTCTCAGTCAGTTCGTCGTCGTCCAGGGCTTCGTTCAGGCCGTTGGTCAGGGCGGCAAGAATGGACAGGGCGTTTCCTGCGATCTTGCGGGGGTCGGAACCGTCGTTGGACTTGCCGACGCCTTGCCCCATCAAAGCGGAGAAGTCGTTTCGGCCCAGCCTTTGCTCCAGCATCAGGGCTCGCCAGAAAGGCAGTTGCTCTCGCGGATGCTCCAGGCTTCCGTAGTGGCTCCACCGGCCTTCAGAGACCCCGGCGGCCTTGGCGGCGACCTTCGCCCCCTTGTCCTCAGCGATCTTCTGAACCGTGATTTTCACGAGTTCACGCGCTGCATCTTCGTTCAGGTCGGGCACGAAATGTTCCTCGTCTGAGTTTTGCTGACCGGCTAGGGGAAACCCCGTACCGTCACGCTGCGGGTTGAGTGGTGTCGGGAGTGGCGTGGTGTTCAGAGTGCGGGGTGTGCGGATGTGGGTTCGGAACCCCCCAAAAGGCCCCGCAGATCAGGCGTGGGCCGGGCATCCGCTCCGAGAGATCACGGAGCTTTGCGGCCTCGCGCTGGGCGGCGATGACGCCCTTGAGGATGGGGCGCAGTTCAGCGGCCGTAGCCACAATGCGCGACAACGTCCGCCCGGCATCCGCATGGTGACCATGGGAGGCCTGCCAGTCGAACGTCTCGACCAGACACAAGAAATTATCGGTGTCGCACAGGGCTTCGACCAGCGGGGAAGGGGGGCGCTGTGAGGGGGTCATTGCGCCTCAAGCTCCGGAAAGTTCAGGACCGCGAATTCGCCGTGGTGGGCGGATGCAAAATCATCGTAAGCGCGGGCCGCCGCTGCTGCCGTTTTGAAACACCCGAGGTTATGGCGCACACCGTTTACGTATCCGGTTGCAACGAAGCAGTTGGCTCTTGCCTGAACGCCCCTGAAGCCGGTGCGATTTTCCACTCGGGTGTTGATGCAGTTCTGCGAACGCGTGGCCAGACGGAGATTTGCCTCTCTGTTGTCAAGAGAATCGCGGTTCCGATGATCAACCTCTTGGCCCTTCACCGCTCCCGCGATCTGTCGGTGCATAAGTATCGTCCGGCGAACGCCTTCTTCGGTCGTTGTGCGCGCCGCGACATAGCGGGGGCCGGCAGTGGTGCGGCCATTGAGAAGCGCGAACCACTTGTGTCTGGACAGCGCGGCAAAGTTCGCCCTGTCGACCAGCGCAAACTTGCCCCTCGTAAGCTCGATGCGCTCCGTCATGCCACGCGCTCGGAGAGAACATCGTCATTGGCGGCTTCGATCCTCAGAAGGTCGTCCAGCGTCACGTCTGGATATGCCTTCATGATTTCAGGCCACGCTGTGCGCGGGAGCCTATTGCGATGACGCCAGAGACCTACGGCCCCCTTGGCGTATCCCGTGGCGGACGCGACGGCGCTGTTGCCGCCCTTCTGTTCGATGAAATCGCTGACGGATGTGAACATGCATCCCGATTACCATTCGTAATCAAG